TGTAGGCACTGAAGAAGAAGACCATGGCACAATAGTTGCCGTAGGAATTCCTTCGATACCAGTAAGGTTTGCTCCAGAAAAATCGTATTTTGTTGCTTCGTAATTTGACATATTATTTCTCCGTGTAAGTCCATCCTGTTGTAGCGTCTCCTGAGAATACTAATGCAAAAGCTGCACCCTGTGTGTTTACTACAAGATCAGATGCTGCGTTAGCTATATTAGAAGAGTTTCTACCAACAGTCAATGCGTTAGAATTAAAATCATAACCCTGGTCTACAAAAGCGACTTCATCTCCTGTAGCAGGAGATGCTGGAAGAGTAACTGTTACCGCTCCACCATTTGTGTTTACTAAAAGTTTTGCACCAGCTTGAACTGTCTCAGCTGCTGAAACTGCTCTCCATTTTCTGTATTCATTTGCTTTAACTATATTAGTTCCATCTGAATATAAAATGTAACAATTTCCTTCACATAAAAGTACACCTGTCCCTGAAGTAGTTTTAAAAGTTAAAGTGTTTCCTGCATGATCAGTTGAATCTTGAACTATGTAAGTTTTTTCAATTGAGTTAGGTACGGTTATATTTAAATTTCCAGCTAGGGTCCCTGTTAATTTAAGCACATTGTTTTTACCATTTGATAATGCACCATTAGAAAAAGTTAAAGCCCTACTAGCATTAGTAACATTAAAAGTACTGTATCCGCCAATAGCTTGTTCTAAAATTAATAAGTTTGTATTTGTAATCTGTCCCCATGTTCCCGAGTTTTCACCGGTTGCTTGAACTGTAAGTTTTAGGTTAGCAGATGTTGAATTCGCCATATTTTATTCCTTATGTATTCATTTTATTAAAATAATGAGTTTGTGTCAAACTCTTTATGCAGCCACCTCTCGCCAGCCTGGAGGATCTATAGGCGCTGAACCTGTGTCAACTTCGTTCCAGATTAGAGCATTACCATTTCCTTGGTTCATAGTCAACCCTAAACCAGTTACTGAAACATCTACGTGAATAATAGGTGTAACACTAGCTAATTGAGCGTTCATAGATATTCCTGTTACATCTACCTCTTGGCTTGGAACAGCTGTAACACTAGCTAGAGTAGCGGTCATTGCAATGCCGGTAGGGATGTCGGTGTAATTAATAATACCCACTGCATTTCCTAAAGATGCAATCATTGCCTCGCCAGTAAAATTAGCATCAGGGGCTGGATCTACATTACCGAGAGTTGCTTGTGCTACATTTAAAGTGTTGAGAAAGAAATCGGCATTTCCTGTAACAGACTCGGGTGCACTTACCGCCGCTGTCATGGCTATTCCAGTTACGGCTGCAGTAGCAAACTGACCTTCAACTCCCCATGCGTTTACATTCCACTGTTGTCTGCCCCAACCTGTTTGATTAAATGCATCTAGAGTTCCAAGACCCATAGACATTGCAATACCTGTAGCCATTGCATCAGGACCAGCGTCAGCTGTTCCTAGATTTGAAGCTAATGCAATACCTGTTGGAAATGCTTTTGTTTGAATATCAACAGTTATACTGTTGAGAGTAGTTGTGATAAGTTGACCGTTGTTTGTGGATGTGGTTGCGGTTACATCTATGTGAATTTCTGGATTACCTAAAGCTCCTACTACAGGAAAACCTGTGGGAAGAACGTTACCAGCAATGTTCCAAGCAAAATCACCCCAGTTGGCTCTACCCCAACCTACATTAATTTCACCAACGGTTGTCTCGTCCCCTAGAGTTGCAGTAAGGGCAATACCCGTAGGTATTAAAGTCGGGTTAGCGGAATCGTTCCATTGGTTTTGGCCCCAAAAGCCGGTGCTCCAAGTTCCTGATGCCATAGGAGTTTACCTCCTATTTAACCAGAGATTCTTAAAATCGCTGCTGTTGAAGTTTGTGCTGGAAACTGAATTGTGAAAACTCCAGATGTAGCTGTTTTATCTGCTCCAAAATCTAAAACTGCCACCGCTGAATTTGAGAACGATGTGTTATAGATTAATGCCCCTCTAGCAGTAATAGTGACCCCAGTAAAAGATCTGTCTGAAAAGTCTATTCTTGCTACACCAGCTGTAATTGAAGTTGCTAGGTTAACTAGCTTTCCACCACCAGATGTATATTGTCCAGAGTTTGGAACTTGGTTTCCAGTTGTGAAAGAAGTTGTAGCTGAGTTTAGAGTAGCTGAAGAAGTATAAAGAGCTAACTTAAAAATATCACCAGCTGGTGCTGCAGTAAAATCCTGATCACCATCTAATAATTGTTTTTTAAAAGAGTTTGCAATTGCTTGTGTTATGGCCATGTTTATTTTCTCCTATTTACCTATACGAGGAACACCACTTTGATATTCATCTCGTCTTCTTCTTCCCATTTGTTCTATTGAGAAGCCTTCTACCACTTGTTTATACTTTCCTTCGTATAATTGCAAGAGATCATTTGGCCCTTTTAAAAAACCATATGCCTCGGTCAGGCATGCATACAAAAGTCCGTTGGGAAATTGCAGACTTAAATATGTAGTGGGAACTGTACTCGATAATCCATCGGGTTTCAAGATATAATTTAACTGAATAGTGTAAGTTTGATCTGGAGTGGGAGCCACAACTATCGTATTTTCATCCCAGTTACTGTAGTATTTAGGCGTCCCTTGAACCCCCAAATTATTAAATTCTGACATAAAACTGGTATCTCTATATTGTAAAAAATCCCTGTCATTAGCTACTCCAACCCCTGCCGAATCTATTATTTGAGCCGATCTAATCACTAATAAATTATCGGGGGTATCTATAAATCTTTGACTAGCCACCATTTGAGCGGTTACATATCTTCTATTATTATCTGAGTCTACATCTCTTAAAATTCTAAACTCTGCATTTTCTATAAATCCATTTACAATAGTGTCAGTTAAAACTGTGCTTGTAACTTCTGTATAGTCTCTAATTTTTTGTACTAATTCTGTATATGTCATTATGTTGTTACCGTCACATCTCCCAGGGTTAAACTTGCTTCTCTTCTTCTATTTATATCAGATGGATTTTCTGGCACCATAGAATTATTACTTTGATCTTGAAAAGAAAAACCACCAGGTAAAGTTAAATTAGCAATAATTCCTCCACCGCCTCCGGTTAATAAATTAAAACGTTGAGGTCTTGCTTGTTCTAATCCTTGAGGATCCGCCACAAAAGGTTTTGGTTCAAGTTGTGGTTGCTTACGTTCATATTCTGTAATGTGAACAAAGGCCCCGTTCCATTCTGTAACCATCTCTCTCCATGGAAATGCTTGACCACTTCTATCTGAAATTGCTAATGCGTATTTTCCTTTTGCAAATTTTGCCATTATATCTCCGGATAATAAGTTTTAGGTGAAATATAAACACTGGCTGAAGATCCATCCTCTGCTAATGCTCTTTGTATTTCATCCTCATAAATTAATTTCATTTCTTGTATTCTTTGTGGTGCTTTTTTCATAGCCATGTAATAAGCTAAACCAGCACACATACAAGGCACAAATCTGTTAACGACATCGGCTTCATTTGTATACTTACCTGCATCTTGAATTCTTTTTACATAATAAAAATATAAATAATCACCTGCTTGTGTATTGCCAGGTGTTAAATATAAATTTACTGTAACTTTATCAATAAATCTTTGAACAAAATATTGTGACGGCTGACCTGTAGAATTTTTATTTGAAAAAGCTTGATACTGAGATCTGCTAATTTTTGAAAGAGGTGTATCAACATCACTTGAATTTCTGTAACTAGCCTCAAGAAGATCAGATACCATATCTACGAAGTTAGTTACTGTATCACCCGAAGCATGAGACGCAGCAGTCGTGCCATCCGCTCCTCTATCAGATGCAGAGCATAAAATATTATTACCTGAAATCGAGGTATAGGTTATTACCTCAGAGTTAATTCTTATCTTACCAGTCGCGTTCATATTTTTAGTAGAAGACACTGGTATAGTAGTGGCTGAATCTGTAATTCCTGATGATAGAGTAGTGGTTATACCATCTGCATTTCCATCAGATGGAGATCTAAATATTTGATATTCATTTTGATTCTCTACTAAACTAATAGCAGTTCTTGCTACTTCCCAAAAATGCAAACCTCTGTTGTCCCATTCTTGAAACATTATATTTAAAGAACGTCTTGCAGATCTTAAATCATTTCCTGAATAATCAAAAAATC